GGACGGTGCCGCCTGACCACACGCTCTGGACGGTGCCGCCTGACCACACGCTCTGGACAATGCCGCCTGACTCCACGCGCTGGACGGTGCCGCCTGACTCCACGCGCTGGACGGTGCCGCCTGACAACACGCGCTGGACGGTGCCGCCTGACCACACGCTCTGGACAATGCCGCCTGACAACACTGCCGTTAAAATCATGTGCTGCGCGCATTCAACTTTTGCCCACGGCGCAACGATAAATTGACCGCCGGTAATCAGTTCAACATCGCCAGTTACCAAAATTGATTTGATATAAGCCGCCATTCGCTCTGCGACTTTTTCCTTCATGGCATCAGAAAACCATTCAGGCGTGCGTGATTCGTCAATATTGAGTTTATATTTCTCAAGCAGGTGAGCATTCACCATCGAGTCTGGCGAAAACTCGACCCTGGCAAAATTAAGCCGCGCTCCGTCGTCTTTGATTTTAAAGATTTTGAAAAGCTCGGAATGGGATTCCGACCACGGCGAGAGCAGCAACTTGAATCCGCCTTTCTCTTTGCCGTCTTTCATTACGATGGCCGACTTAAATTCACACATGGTTTTGGTCTTTCGGTTACTTGGATTTTTCGAGGTAGGTTCGGGGATGGATGCGGATGTCCACGCGGCTATGCGTAATCGCCGGCACCAGCCGCGCGCCAATATGCGCCCGCGCAGTTTCTTCGCTCACCTGCCGCCACACCGCGAACTGCGCCACCGTCAAAAGCGAGTCGAGGTTGTAGCCGGGCGGCAAGCAGCCGGAGCGTTGGCGCGGGGTGGTCATGCGCTGATTTCCTTTGCGCTTAAATCGAGAGCCATTTCCAGAACCCGCACTTGAGAAATGTGCTTCTTGACGGAAATTTTTCGGAGGAGTGCCGCGTATTCGCCGCGAAAGCGAAAAGCCATTAACTGGCGCGGGTTCTTTGCTTTAGGTCTGCCGGAATTTCGTTTCATCTGCGGCAAAGCGTATAGGCTATACGCTATACCGTCAATAATTTATTTACAATAAATTAGCAATGTGCTATACATAAATTTAGAAAGGGTCTGTCAAATATGGCTAAATCAAAACAAAAAAACTTTCGTATGAGCAGCAATGCCGCCAATCTTCTTGGCAAGATTGCACTTAAATACAAGCTCTCTGAAACCGAGGTCATGGAGCATTGCATTGCTCGTTACGCAGGCGAAGTGGGCGTTGACGTTGAGCGGGCAAAGGCTTTGCTTTTGGAGCATTTCACAAAGACGATATCCGCTGGCAAATCCGACGAGTGATAGTTTTTTTATTTTTCATTTTTGGAGTATGACCGTGAAGGTAGGACAACCGCTGTCCATGTGAATAACACCAACAACTTTATGGTTTTTGCTGGCATTAAACCAAAAAAATGGCGCGAGCCAGAAGTGCCCCGACAGGCTTGCGACAGCCTAGAAGCGCACAACCAGCCCGCGCCGATTGGGCGCGCAGCGGGTTGGGCTTCTGTCGAGGTCGCAATTCGTCGAGCCAACCGTTTCGCTAAATCAGCGGCAGAATGATGGAAGCCAGAGCGGGCGGCAATGAAAGAATTTTTATGAAGATAATGCTGATGACGGTCTTTGTGCTTGCGCTTTGTGGGTGCGAACGTAAAAGCGAATCAGATTTTGAATTTCATTCTGGATCTGATGGCCAGGTAATGTGGCAATGCAATCGTAAAACTGGCGAGGTTAAGACCTTTACTGCTTACACGGCTAGTTTTGAGTGTCAACATAGTCTATCGCGCGATTTTATTTTGAATCGAAACACTGGCCAAGTCTGGCGCTATTATCAAAACGATTCCAACAGCATCCCCGACGAAGGATTTGCTCCGCTGAATTATGGCTTACCGGTAGCCCGTCCGAAACCCTTCATCGCCCAACCAAACGTATTCGACACAATTTCCACAAATTAAATTTATGAAAAACACCATGCTCCTCACCCTCGCCACGTCCTGCCTGTTCTCGGCCGGCTGCGTCGCCACCCAATACGAAAAATCATTTAGCGTAACGAAGGACGCAAATGGCAACGTCACCTCGACCACCGAAACCGAACGCATCATCCAGCCGAACCAGACCGGCTATCCCATGACGATGGAGCACTTCAAAGACACGCAACCGGGATCGCAGACCGGAACCAAAGTGAACAGCACACGCTGATAAAATGTGGCAACAAACTTCCAATCGAGTTGGCAACACTTTTGGCAACAGTTGGCAACTAGCACGGAAGCCCAATAAAAGCCGCTATAAAACAAACCATTTCAAGGAAGTGAACAACCGGTTTAAGAAATTGAAGCTTTAGCCAATAGAATCAATGAAAAACGCCGTTGCGCCAATGTTTGCAAAGGGTTCTGAACGGCGCAAAATACCGAGTTCGGGGTGTGTTCGGGGGGTGTTGAGGGGGTTTTGCGGGTGCTGTTGCCAAATCTGTTGCCAACTTTTATGAGTCCAAAAACGTCCGTCGCAAAATGCCTTGTCAGGGGTCAAAGCCTGTGGCGAGTTCGTTGGACGGAATTGGGTCGGGTGCGGCGTAAATTCTTCACCGGTAGGCCGGCGGCTGAGGCGCACGCGGCATCGGTGCGTGGTGAGGCGTTGAACGCACGGCAACAATTCTTGGCGCTGAATCCAGCCGAACAGCAAAACATCATGTTCGTGTGGAACGATGCCAAGTCGCGCAACGTGGATCTGTTCACCGCGCTATCGCGGGCCGAGGCGTTTGCCGTCGCTGCGCCGGGCATATCGACCGTCATCAATGAAATGCTGACCGTCAAACGCAAGTCGGGTTTGTCCGATCGTTACCTGGTCGTGCTCGAAATGATTCTGAACCAGTTCGCCAAAGGCATGGAGCATCGTCCGGTTTCCGCTGTCGCCCTGGCTGACGTGGAGAAATACTTGGATTCGCACAACGCAGTTTCGCGGCAATGTCTGCGGGGCAGGGTGTCCACGCTGCTGCGGTTCGCGGTGCGGCGCGGCTACCGGACGGACAACCCCTGCGAGCGTTTGGAGCCGATGAAGCTGCCGCACAAAACGCCGACGATTTTTACACTTCAACAGGTCGAATCGGCTTTGACGTGGCTGAAAAAGAATCCGCGTTCGCTGGCATGGTTTATTCTCTCGACGTTTGCCGGCCTGCGGCCAGAGGAAGCCGACGCCACAAAATGGGAAGACATTCACTTTGCTGAAAAGTGGATTCGGATTGAGGCGCAAACGTCCAAGCTGCGGCAGCGGCGCATCGTCTATCCGCTGCCGATGGTTTTTGACTGGCTGAAACTGGCAAAAAAAAGAAAATCATCATTGCCGTTGATCCGGTCAACCCGATTCCTTGACCTGCGCGAACTGCGCGCCCCGCTATGCATTGCAAAATGGCCGAAGGATGTCACCCGGCATTCGGCGGCGTCCTACTGGCTGGCGGCGTGCGGATCGGCGGCGACGGTGGCCACGGCGCTGGGACACTCCGAAAGCGTAATGCGTAAAAACTACATGGCGCTTGTGACGAAAGCAGACGCGGAAAAGTTCTGGGCTATTTCGCCGGACTCGCCAGCGCCTTCATCAAGTTCGCGGCGCCCTCGCGCTGCTCGGCTTTCGCGGCCTGATACTGCTATTTCTTCGCGGGCGGCATGATCCTGTTTTTGTAAATCTCGCCAGCCGTGGAAGCGCCTGGCACCCCAGCGGCTTCGCCCCCAAATGTCAGAGCATCAACTTTGGCCTTGGTCGCTTCACGCGGTGAAAGTTTTTGGCCGAAATCGCCTTTGTTTTCGATCAACTTGCCGGCGGCTCGCACGCCGTGAATCAAGGTGTCGGCGATTGGAACGCCCGTTTCACCGTATTCAGCCATGCTGACCGCGTTGCCCGCAAACGGCACACGCTTCAAACCCTCAATCACTATGCCATGCTCGACGGATTCCTTTTCTTTTTCCGGGCGTTGCGAGCCGATCAGTTTTTTGTTGGCCTGAACAATCGTCGTCTCGGCGTAAAGCATCGCCAGAAACGCGAGCGTCGCGCCGGTCAGTTGCCCCGCGTCCAACTTCTTGATTCCGAGGTCAAAAATATCGTGCTTCAAGTAAGCCGTCTGCCGCAGCATCGTGCTTTGAAATTGGAACAGGGCGCGCGCGTAGCTCATGTTGTTTCCCGTCAACGCGCCGCGCGTGATGGCCTGCGGTTGGTCTTTGAGCAGCGGCGATGTCACGGACTGGCGTGAAATCAGGAGTGCCATCCGCTGCGCCTCTTTGTCCACCGGAGCATCGTAAATGTTGCGCGGGTCAATTCCCCGTTGCGCCATTTCATCCATATAGCGTCCGAGCACGGTTGCGCGGGCGTTCAGTGAATCCAAAGCACGCTCTACAAAAAATGTCGCTGCCTGAGCCTTTCGCAATCCACTGCCCTCCATCAAATCCTCAATGGCAGGCTCGCCGCCAAAGCGGTTGAAAATCTCCGCAAAGTTCTTTTGAATGAAGGCTTTTCCCTCTGGTGTGAACGAATCCACCAAGCCGCGCACCAAGTAATCCCAGCGGACATTCTTCATTGAGAATGCAGCGTTTGGCAAGTGCTTCAATTGCGAGAGAAGGCGCAACCCGATGATACCAACTGACGTGTTCTTCGTCAGCCCGTCAATCCATGCCGTGCGGGTTGATCCGGCGGGGGCGGAATTTCTGGCAACCGTGTCCAGCAGGGATTGAACGTAATCCCGGCCAAGCGTGCCGTATTTCTGCTTGAAGAAATCCTGCCGGGTCAACTCGCCGATCATTTTCAGGTTGCGCTGCGACGAAATCAAATGGGCGAAGGTGTTCAAATGCCGGTTCACCACTTCGGCGGCGTTCAGCTTTACCGCGCCTTGCGCTTCCGGCAGCCGTTCAATAGTCATGCCTTGCTCGGTCTTGGTGGTTCGGCGCGGAACAAGGTCGGCCAGCAGTTGATTCGGTGTCGCCATTTCCTGAAATCCGACGGCGTTGCCCTCTTTGCCTTCAATAGGCGTCGTTGGTTTTTTATCGTCGTCAATCAGCGTGTGGTCGCGTTGGAACGGCCAGTAGTTTTCAACGGGCTGAACGTCCACGTTGTAATTTTCCCGCATGAACTTTTTCAAGGCCGGGAAAACCTGTTCGTCAAACAGCTTCCGCGCCGTCTTGTAAAACGCCATTTCCTTCGGCGTCAGCGTGGCATTGATGCGTTTGATCGTTTCCGGCAAGACGCCGCTCGCCTTCAATCGGTCAGTGCCCCCAGCCTCCTTGTCAATCGCGTAAATGCTGATGCGTTCAAGCTCGTTTTTAGAATAACTGCCAAGCTCCTTGGTCAGATTTTCAAAAGGCTCATGCAGCGTTTTCCGCAAGTTCATTTCCGTGTTGTAATCCGCGTCCAGCCGTCCGCCAATGATGCGGTTCAACGCCCCCTTGTAACCGGCGTCTCCGTCCAGAACGTCGAGCATAACGTCGCGCCCAGTGATTGCGCGTCCTGTCCGTTTGGCGAAATCCCATGCGGAACGGATTTTATTGCCAGCCGCTTGTTGGATTCTATCGCCCAAGGAAAGTTCCATGCCGGGGCTGCGCGTCTGCAAGGCTGGATTCAGCGCGTGAGACGTGCTGCCACTCATGTCCTTTGCCAGAGCATCGCGCTCTGAATTGTAAAGCGATTCCCGCACTCGAACCATTGTGCGGCCAAGATGATCGTAAAGGTTCACTTGGTCACGGATGGACTCCAAGACGTTAATCGGTAAATCCTTCGCGGGGGTTTTGGAAAGCAGATCAATTTGCCGGACGATTGCATCCGGCACGGTGTTTTGCTCGCCGACACGCGCAATGTAGTCTCGTGTTGCCTTTAGAGCCGATTCCTTTGCATCGCTCAAACTTTTCAGTCCCACGCGCCGGATAACTCCAAGAATTTTCGATTTATACACCACATCCACCGACGGCGATTTGACCGCTTTATCCACTGCTTTTCGTATGTCTGAAATAACACCGTCGCGGTGAAGCTCCTCGGCTCGATCCATGATGCGCGCGGCAACCGTGCTGGCGCGCTTATACATCGCATCGCTGTTTGGCGACAGCAAAGGCGGACGTTGCATTGCATCAGTGATTGCCGAATTGAATCGTCCTCGTTCCGACAGCGGCAGTGTGTTGACCAAATCCAGAAGCGATTTGCGAATCTGGTAGGCATCCGCTGCTGACCAGTTATCCGCCATTTTCAAATCGCGCCGCGCCGCTTCCGCGCCGGTTGCCGAAGCCCTTTCTTGGCCGGCGTAGTATTCTTTCAACGCCTCGCTTTTGGCGACGGAATCAGCCAGCTTATCCTGCAACGCTTCGGCCTTGGTGCGGCCTTCTTCAATCGGCATCTGTGTTTCGGCAGATTGGTTGATGCGTTGCTTCAACGTGATATTTTCCGGCTCGTTCTTGACGGTTTCCGCGCCTGCCTTTGCTCCCGCCTTGAATGCTTGCGCCGCCGCTTTGGACTGGATAGCGGCAACATCCTTTTGCGTCATCGGCTTGGCGCTGGATTCCGGGTCAAGCCCGGTTGCCATTTCGATTATTTTCCGCGTGTCCGTTTGCCGCCCCTTGTCAAGCAGCCGTTTGCTGACTATCCAAACCCGCAATGCTTGGTCGCGCGTCAACCCGTGGTCAGCCATCATTTGCTTTGTCCACGCCGCAGCGTTGCGGACTCCGCGTTCAATCAGTGCCGCCCCCTTGACTGCGTAGGCTGAAAGCAACTGCGGATCAAGACCCGTGTTCAACCGCTTCCGGCCTTCCGCGATGATTTTATCTGCCCACGATTCAACTTCGGTGCCAGCGATGATTCCGGCAGGCAATTCTTTTGTGCCGAGAGCTTTGTTGATGGCCTTGGTTGCGTCCTCGATGGACAGGCCGTGCTGGTCGCCACCGGCAAACATGCTCTGCTGGCCGCTCTTGTCCGTGCGCGATTCGCCGCCGAACATTTCCTTGGTCGTGTCGAGGTCTTTGCCGGTGAGTTTCGCTTTGGCCTTTTCCAGCATCGCGGCTCTGGCGTCCTGCTCGGCTTGCGTGCCTTTGGGGTTGTGTGATGGCTGGTCGTCGAAAGCAAAATCACCCGCCGCATATTTCGCAGAATCCAGCTTTTCAACATGGATGCTTTCTCCCGTCCGCAAAATCTGCAGGCCAAACGTCGAGCCGTCCTGCAAGGTCACGTCGCCCGTGTCGGGGTCAACTTCCTTTACCTTCACGCGCTGTCCGCCGACTTCCATCACGTCGCCGACCTTCAACTGGTCTGGCGTCACGCGGATTTCACCCTGCGCGGTGGCCTTCTGCCAGTTGACGTGTTCCTGCGCCTCGGCCTGCATGGCGGCATCATTCGCCCGGCTCTGCTCGTAAGCGCCCGCGCGCTTTTCGCTGGCGGTGTGGATGGCGTCCCAGAGCGTTGAGACATCCGGTGATTTGATGATGCGGGCATCGTAAGCCGCCTGCGCCACCTGGTCGGGACGGGACTTGCCGCCGTAAATGACATTATGCGTCGGGCTTTTCAGCGGGGCGGCATCATCGTAAAGCGACTGGTTTTTCTGCCACCAATCTTTGCCGAGCGTGGCGCGGGCCTCGGACTTGGACATCATCCGCATGTTTTCCGCCATCCATGAAAGCACATCGGGACCGGCCATCTGCGTCACGTTGTCGAACACCTTGCGGGCACGCAGCCCGCGCGCGACGTTGACAGGCGCGGCCACTTGTGGTTGAGTTGGGGTGCTGACGGACTCTTTGCTCTGACCCGGTGATGGGGCACCAATCCCGCCAGCATTTTTCTTTTGCAGATCGGTCAACCGCGCCAACTGCGCTTTATTTAGGCCGACGGCTTCCTGCACCGTTTCCAGCGCATTCTGTTCGTCGAGATCGGACTGATTCGGCTTGAAAGCAGATTGCGCCGGCGCGGGAGTCTCGCTCGCCACTGCCGGCGCGTTTTTTGGTGCTGAAACCGGCTGACCAGATTCGTCTTGGGGACGAGGTATGGCCACTTGATTTTCCACCGGTTTCAAATCAGAAGCAACCGGCGCGGGCGGTGTCGCCGTTCCCGCTGCCGGCTGTGAATTTTCCACGGGGGCGGGTTCTGCTGGCTGCGACTCCGAAGGCTTTTTGAACGGATTGGAAAGCTGTTCCTGCAATTTCTTCATCTGCGCGGCCAAGTCCACGACATCGGCTTTCGTGGCCGGTGCGGTCAGTTCGGCGGGCGGCGCGGCCGGTGGTTGTTCCCCAATCGCAGGAGCGGTTAGGCCAGCCGACTGCGCCGATTCCGCCTCCTTGGATTCCTGACGAAGCTTGTTCAACGAGGTGTTTATCTGGTCCACCGCGCCGTCGGGCGTCCGCACGGTCGGGTCAACCATATTCCCGGCGTCAGGAACTTGGTCGCTCGGTAGCGTGTCGAAGATGTTGGCGGAAGATGACGCCGGAGCTTCGCCCTGTGGGGCTGTGATTGGCTGCGCCTCTGGGGTGGCAGTCTGCTCCGGCGTGGCCGTGCGTTGATCCGCCGGGGCGGTCGTGGCATCCGGCAAAGTGGGTTCGGATTCTTTTCCAAACTGATGGCGCTCGCCCATGGTTCCCAGCAGGAACATCGAACCGACGTTGCCGACGGCATCAATCAGCGCGTTTTTGCGCTGGTCAGGCGGTAGCTGATAAATCTGGTGTAACTGGTCCGCGCCCAGCAACCCGGTTGCGCCAGTCGCGCCGCCCATTTTATTGAGAGCGGCTTTGGCAAGGTCGCTCGTCACGCCTGCTTTGCTGGCCATAGCCTCGGCAATCGCGCCCGAGTATTTGCCGACGACCGGAAGCACGGCGGCAATCGCGGCTTGTTTCGGGTCAAAGCCTTCCGGCGTAGTGCCGAATGCGGCAACGCCTAAAACGGGGTCAGCCGCGAAAGCGGCCATCTGTGGCGCGCTCTCGACCAAGCCTTTTGCACCCGCCTCGATGATTCGCGCTGGTGTGGATTCGCCCGCCGTTGAATCCATCGGCATGGGCTGGTCTGTGAATGCCGCCCGCACGTTTGGAAATGTCGGATTGCCTGCCGCCGCCTCGCCGATGTCTGCCATGCCACCGGCTAACGCCTTTCCTTCGCGCTGCAAACCTTTTCCAACCTCGCTGACAATGCCCGTTTCTGGCGCTGTTACCGCGCGCAAAAAATCCGCATCAGGATTGTTGGCCGGATTGGTGCCAACCAGTAACCCGCTGCCGAACTGGCTGGGCTGGCCGGTCAGCGTGCGTTGTAGCTTTGACGTGTCAAACGTCGGGATGCTGTCAAAGACATTCCCGGTCGAGATCGAGTCAAAGACATTCGCCGCGGTTGCCGGCGCGTCCGTCGGTATCGTGTCGAAGACGTTGGCCATAAATTATTGTTGGCCGGGCAGCGGTGCGGGCATTTGGCTGGGCATCGAAATTTGAAAACCGCCCCCACCGGGAATCGGCTGTTGCGCTTTCAAGTATTGGTCCGCTGCCCCCGCGCCATACTTCGCATCGAACTGCGGAGCCGCCTGCGGGTTGGCCTGCAAATAAGCGATGTGCGCTGCCGGCGGGGTCGCTGTGGTTGCGGCCGGTGCGGTCGCGCTCGACGGCATGGCAAACGATTTTGTCATGGTGTTTGTCAGCGAAACCGGCGCGTTCGTGCTGCCCAACGGCGGCGGCACTTGACGCACGGTTTGGACTATTTGATTTGGCTTCAACGCCACGGCCGGCGCGGTGGTTTTCAACGATGCCGCCAAGTTGGCTTTCAACTGGTCGGCTAAAGCTTGGTCTTGTGGGTCGCCTGATTCATCTGCTTTGCGCTGCGCCGCGTCCCATGCCTCAATCTGCGTTTGCACCGCACCGGTCTTGCCGCCGGCAACGTGCGCCTGCACCGCCGCCGCCACGGCGTTCCAATCACCGTCGCCATTGTAAAGCGCATTCACCTGCGGATTTTGCAGCACAGTGGTTTTGATGTTGTCCGGCAAACCGTCAATGGACTGCTGCAAATACGCGGTTTTATCTTCGGGCGTCAGGCTCTTGTCCACGCTCATGCCCTGCATTCCCTTGGTGATGTTGGCCTGCGCCGTCTGCAAATCCTGATACGCCGATTGCACACCGTATTTCTTTTCGATGGCATCCAGCTTTTGACTGGAAGCTGCGGCCATGTTCTGTTGGCCTTCCTCCATGTTGTTGTAATGCTGCATCTGGGCATCACGAAACGCCTGTTCCACGTCCGTGCGTTTGCTTTCCTGCGCCAGTTGCGCCGCGCGATACGCCGCTTCGATCTGCATTTGGCGTTGTTGCTGCGCCGCGTTGCCGAGGTTTTGCAGCGAATTTTGAAGCATTTCAGCGGATGCGATATTCATAGTTGTTTTTGAGTTACGATGCCGGTGTCGTCGGAGCAAATAAACCCATCTTACCGAGGGCACTTCCGGTATTGATGAGCGATGACAAACCCGTCATCCACGGATTCGCCTGGTTGGAATTAAATTGGTTCGTGGTGTTCGCGTTCTGGATGGCCACGGCGTTTGCGGCCTGCGTCTGGTCACCGGGCAGCACCGGCAAAGCGCCGGCCGTGGCGTTCGGCGTCGGGCCGTTCTGCGCGCCGGACATGGCTCCGAACTGGCTTTGCGGCGTCTTGCCGCTGACTTCCGCCGACAGGTTGCCAAGATTCTGCTGCTCGCGCCGGTAAGCAATGTCTTCCGGCGATGAACCGCTGGAAAGAAAACCCATTGCCGCCTGCGCTGCGTTGGCTTGCCGCTGTTCGCCCGCAAAGCCGGTCGTCAGTGGCGCGGCAAAGTCCGTTGCCGGTCCTGCGCCGCCGCGGTCACCCTGCGCGCTCGCCACGGCGGCATCTAGCCGCGCTTGGTCAATGCCTGTCAGAGAATGGTTGTTGGCCGCGTCCAGCGATTCCTGCACCTGACTGTTGAGCATGTCGCTTACCGGTGAATTGACGGGCCGATTGATCTGGTCCTGAATCAACTTAGATTCTTGGGCGTGCGCGGCAAAACTTTGCGGGTCGGCCAACTGCTGCTGTTTCAACGCCTCGGCGATGAATTGCGGATCCATCTTCTGCGACAATGCAAGTTGATTGGCCGCGTTTTTGTTCGCGGTCGCCCCCTGCACGTCCGCCGCGCCAAAACCCTTGAAATTGGCCGTGTAAGTGCCGTCGGGATTTTTAACTATGGGCGCGCCATTGTAAGTCGTCTTGCCGTTTTTCTGGACCAAACCGGGGATGGAACCTAACTGCTGGCTCATCGAGCCATCCGGCAAAGAAAACGTGTATTCTCCGCCCATCTGCTGGGCTGCGGTCATGCCGCGTTGAATCGGCAGGATGGCAGCATTCGTGTCCGACATCGCCGCGCTGCTCGCGGTAAGGTTGGGTTGCGCGCCAGCAGCGGCATTGTTGGATGCCACGGCGATGCCGGCGCTGGTGCCCATCGCCGCCACGCCCAGCGCAATTTCTGCCACGGTAGATGCAGCCCATGCCATATTATTGTGCTCCTTTCAAAAGTTGTTTTTCATGCTCCAAAAACGCCGCGCTTTTTTCAATAAACAGCGTTTCCAGTTTGTCCATGTCCGTTTCGTCCGTCGGGTTGGCGTGGACATTGGCCCAGCGCGTGTCTTCCACCGCATAAACGAGTTTGCGCGTGCCAGGTGCCGAGACAAACACCTGTGGCGCTTCCAACTCGATCACCTTGCCGTCAGACAGGACCCGCACGCGGCCGGACAACATTACATTCACATGCTCGGTTTTGTGCTGATGACCGATGGCAAAAACGCCTTTGGGAATAAATAATTCCCGCCAGTAAATGCCCTTGCTAAAAAGGTTGGTCACCGGGCATGGGACTTGCGGCAGCTTGAGACAGCCGGCTTCCACCTGCTCGACCTTTTCCATCGTTGGGAAGGTCGGCACAACTTCGGCAATGGCGGTTTCAGTGTTCATCCGGCGACGGCTCCTGATGCGTAGTTTGCGGCTGTGGCTGGCGCGCCCGTTGGCGTTGATCCGTAACCCATGCCGGCGACTGGCGAAACGACCGGTGCGCTCGGACGAAACAATCCCATGCTGTTTGCCGCCGACAGCGCATTGATCCCCGTCGAAAGACCGGTGGTCCAAGGGTTCGCCTGGGTGTTTGCCCAATTCACGTTTCCGCTGTAAATGTCCGCCGCGTTCTGCATCCCGTTCAACGCCGCATTCGGGTTCATGCTCGGTGACGACACCGTGCCCGTAGTGAATGGTGCCGCGCCTGACTGCGCGCCGCTCAACGATGAAAACTGCGCTTCCGGCGTCGTGCCGCTGATGGCATTGCCGAGGTTGGAAAGGCTCTGTTGAATCCGGCGGTAAGTGACATCTTCCGGCGAAACCCCGCTTTGCAGGAATCCAAGCGCCTTCTGCTGGCGCTGCGTCTGCATCTGGTCGCCCGTGTTGACGATGGCGGAAGCCTCCTGATTCGTCGGCGCATTGCCGAGAAAAATGCCGTTGGCCACCTGATTACCACGCACGCCCTGTTGCACCGCTTCCGTCTCGCTGCCGGGGCCGGTGGAAAGGTTGCTGCCCTGACCAAGCAGATTGGTGACTTGATTCTGCAAGTCCGCCGACATCGGCCGGTTTGGATTCGCCTGCGAGTCAGCCAGAATCTTATCGAACAACTGTGCTCGAGCCGCGTAGCCGGTCGGGTCGGATTGTTTCAGGTCGGCTATACGCTGCGCCACATAAGCCCCGCCGTAATTCTTTTGCAGGTCCAGCATCGTCTGCGCCATCTGGCTGGAAACCTTGGCATTCTGATCGGCATTGCCAAGCCCGGTGAAGTCGTAAGTCTTGCCGTTGATGGTCGCTTTTCCACCCATCTGCGCCAAGGCATCAATCTGCGCCTTGAACGGGTAGTTTGCCACGTCCTGAATCGCGCCGGCCTGCGCGGCTTTATTTGGATCCGGTATTGAAGGCGTGTCCATTAGACTGCCCTCCAAGGTTTAAGTGGTTCCATAGGTAAATCGTCGCAAACTGGGCCAAGTTATCTCGCTCAACTTCGGCTTCCCGTCACGGTGCCGATAAGTGAACAACCGAGGCGATTCCGGTATGTGCGCCGTTACCTGCTGCAAAATCTGCGGCATCCATCGGCGTTCGCCGATGACCGCCCCGATCAAAACCGCGTCACCGCCGGCCGGTGGCATCTGCCAAAAGAACTGCGGCAACCCCGCCGCTTCTCTGGCCAATAAATCGCATGAATGTTCCCGCCAGACAAACACAACCATTTGAACCCCGCCGGATTCGTCGCGCTGCACAAACAGCGAACCGTTGAGCAGATGAAACGCCACATATTTGAACAGCGTTGCCGGCGTCATGCCCGCAAAACATTTGCCGCGCTTTTCCAGACAGAAAATCGCCAGCACCCGAATCTTATTCGCCAGTTGTTGGTGAACATTCATCCTTTGAGCGCGTCCAGAAACGCGGCAACTGTGATGTTGCGGAGTTTGAAAAATCCGCTCGCCGTGCTGATGGACAGATACATTTCGTTGAACGACGGCAGCGAACGCAAACTTTTCTGCACCATGACCGGCTTGATGCTTGCGAGCTGGAACGGGCCGAGGTGTCCGATGCCCAGAATGTCGCCCGTTGCCACAAAGTTTTCTTGGAATGTCAGCGACGTTGACAAATCCATGACCACGCCGAGCGTCACCGTGGAATAGCCTGCCGTGAACCGCAGCACGCAGTTGTAAGCGGATTTGTTGTTCACCGCCTGCATGAACTGGAAAGAGCGCGTCCAGATCGTCGTCGGGATGTTCGCCCCGTTATCGAGATACGTTTTCGGGTTGGTGTTGTCCGCCGTGTCTTTCCAGTAATTTACCAGGCCGGCGCTGTCGCCAAACAAAAGCTGTTCGGTCGCGTTAAACCGGCTCTTGCAAAACGCCGTCGGCGTCCAGCCCGTCCAACAGCCCAGCCACGACATCAGCCGCGTGTTGTAAACCAGCGTCGCGTTATTTGTCGTGCTGCTGTCCAAGGGCACGGAAAACATCACCAGTTCCTTGTAGGACGTTGCCTGAATGTTCTGCTTGAACGCGGGATTGATGCGGTTGATGTATTGTTGAACCGGCTGGCTGATTGGCGCGGACAACTGCCACTGGTTCGCCGCCGATTGCATCCGCTGCAAACTCCGCACGCCGTCTTGCGCCATAAAAAAGACATCATTCGCCACCGAGGCCACGGCGCGTTTGCCCACGCAACCCACACCGAAGCCGAGCGATTCAACCACCGTTGACGCCTGAAAGTTGGCCGGCTCGGCGGTCGGGTCCGTGGAACAGATCCAAATGCTGTTGGCCTTGAACACCGCCAGCATGAAACCCTGCATCGAAGCCAGCGCCATGATCGGGTCGCCATCGCCCGAACCCACGCGGAAACTGCGCGTCGTGAGGTTCCATTGGCCATTGCCGAACGCCAGCAGATTGCTGACCGCCACCGTGTCACGCGGGACCGCGCCGCCGCTGATGCCGGCGAATCCGGCGGCGAACATGCGGCCGGTGTGCCAGCAAAGAATGTTCGCGCCCACGGGCGGGTCGCTGGCCCCCGTCGTGCAGGTCGTCAAATTCAGATTGGCGTCAAGGATGGCCAAGGCGTTCGTGCCGTCCGAAATCAGCACCGTGTCAACGCCCTGTTTCATCTCCACCATCGTGTTGTTCGCCGCCGTGTAAACGCCGGTGGTATTCTGCCAAGATTGATTCTGGCCGGCGCACGCCTTCAAAATGCCGTTGCAGATCGAGAGAATATATTTGTTCGTCGGCGTGTCAAAATACGTCAGCGATTCCACCGGGTAAGCCGCAATGAGCGGGGCAAAGCTATCTGCGCCGGGCCGCGTCCATGCCTCGTAATTGTCCCGCACCAGAATGTTGATAAGCTTCTGGCATTGGTTCGGCGCAATGAGTGTCGAGCGCGGATAATCGTTTTCGCCACCGGAAAAATCAATCACCTGCTCATACACTGGATCGTCGTCGAGTCCATCAATCTGCCAGATGGGCTTGCCGTAGAGCTGCAGGTTTGATGAATCAGTGGACATTTTTCAAAGCGGGTTGGCTGAACTGTGACCAAGGAACATGCCGCCGTTGTCCCCAAAACCGCTTTCGGGAACAATGCGGAAATTATTGGCGGTCTGGAACGCTTCGGAGCGTGCAAGCTGCGCCAAGATGCTTGCGCCTTCCTGCGCTGCCGCCTGGGCTTTTCCGTTCTGCCGTTGGCGCAACAGCATATCCCCGCGTGCGAATGCCATCAGGCATGGTTCCACGTTGTTGATCGGGGCCGTGTCGTAAGCGCCGAGGATTGGGCAAGCCATCTTGCCAAGCACGCGCAGATTCACTGATAGTTGCGGGGCAGTGGTGAGGCGGACACGCTGATGGACTGGCAAATTTCCAGCAGCAGCCGACAAAGTTAAAGTTGGAAATGTGATGCGGCTCCAATAATTTGGGTCAGGCGGTGCAGGATAATATCCGGCAACATAAGTAACTGTTGGTAATGGAAGCGGAAAACTACCAATAGCTGAAATATATGGGTCTGTTGGTCCTGACGCATTTAGCGTAGGATCTTGCGAATACATGGTAGCACCAAGAGCTTGCAGCAAATAATAATCAGTGCCGTAAGTAGAGTTTAGATATTCGGATATACCGTAAATCGTGCGAGCGCCAGGGCTTCCAACCAAAGCCCAAGACAGTGGCATGGTCAAACCATAAGGCTGGTAAAATCCATTGGCTTGAGTTTTTCCGGCACCGCTCACTAAGTAGCCACTTGGAGTCCATTTTAATTGGTAATAATACCCGTCAACTGGATTGCGAACAATCGAACCAACAGCAAGACCAGCATCGTTTACACCCACTTGATAATCGGCATACGTCAAATAAGCCTCGTTTGCATAAATAATTTCCATTGAACCAGTCGTAGCCGGTTTTGACGCATTGACAATTTGCAATGCCGTTCCGATGGAATTTCCCATTGCTGAGGAATTTGCCGGAGTAGATGCCGAGATGTTTGTAACTCCATCAAGGCTGAATGTCGTATTTACCGAAACCCCAGCATCAGCAGCAACACTAGATACAAGTGAAATTGCCTGCGGTGTGGCAAATTCGTAAACCATTGGCTTCAAAATCTGAAACTCCGTCGGGTCGCCCTGCATGTTGAGCCAGTCGGCATCCGTCCGATAGTAGCTTTCCAGACTGGCCACGCTCATGGCATGGCTGTCCTGCCGCACCGCCAGCACGGAATCAAACGCCACCGGCAGCAACAAGGTTGCCCGGCTCGGAATCCACACCGTATCCGCCAGCGTCGTGCTGCCGTCGGGATTCACCGTCATGGTCGCCTCGATGAGCGAAGACCGCCAGAGCTGCGTGTTCCAAATCATTTCAAGCCGGCGCTGCAAAAACATCTTCGCGGCGGACACGTCATCCGTGTCGTTCATCCCGCATTGCGCGCAAATGTGGTTGGCGAGATCGGTCAGGTTCATATCAGGGAGGGGTTATTACCACGTCCACGCGAACGGTGTTCAACGGGACCGAATAATAAGAATAGGTTCCAATGCGGACAAAATTAACCGTGTGCTGGTTGTCAATGTTCAGCACCATGAACGCGCCGTTATTGTCAGAGCTTTCCAAAACTGTGCCGTTCACATAATAATTCCCCGAGGCAAAAGGATACCGAAAATAGATGTCGTAAACCCCCGTCCGCGCCGTGTTCGGGTTGGTGAATGGCGTCGTCTCAACCGGAATCGCATCACAGTTAAATTGTGAATACGGCTGCAAGTAAGCCACCATGCAATTTGTTGTGATCCCTGAATTGATGGCAATGGGCGTCAGATCGGCCACCGCGTTAGAGTATGTGGCGAAGACGGACAACTGTTTTTGCGTCGTATTGGTCCCCTCGACATTGATGTAATAAATCTGGTTTTGCTTCATGCCCGAGAACGGGAGCGCCGTCGTGTTCGTCACGAAGGCGATGCCATAGACCGAGCCAAGCGCAAACGGCGCGGTGTTGGTGACGTAAACAAAATTCGCGTTCGTCGCCTGCGGGAACAGCGACCAATACTGCGGCTTGCCGTTGAACGAAATCTTTGCCGGCGTCAACGTGGCATTCTGGTTGGTGAACCATGCGTAAAGCGTCGCAAGCGTCACGGTCGTATTCGTAAACTGCTCGACGGAATTGATTGGGATGGTATCCCCGCCGGAAATCGTCGGGGCAGGATTCGTCGGGTTGAAAGCATTCGTCAACGTCAGTCCCACAATCGGAAAATTCGTCTGGTATCCCCATGCGTTCGTGAAATTGATGTTCGTGCCATAAACCAGCCATGGTTGAAACACCTGGTTGAACGTGAACGGTAACGAGAAGTTTGTTCCGAGGTCAGCCGCTTCGGACGCTTCCAGATTGGAATACGCCAGCGCGTAAGGAATGCCGTTTGATCCCCAGAACAAAGTCGATGGCTGGTTGTTCGTCTGCAAACCGGAGAACGGTCCCGACCAAAACGTCAGCGCCGGGCCGTTCGTCCCGCCATACGATAATTTGCTGACGGTGATGTAACTCGCCGCCCCCGACATCAAATTTGAATAGGTAACGGAGCGGATATAATTATTCGTCGGGTCGTAAAAAAGAAACGTCGCGTTGCTCTGCACCGTGCTGCTCTGGGATTGGTAAAGCCAGAAGTTGGTGTTGCTATACAGCATTGCCTGCGCGTTGATGCGCCGGTAAACCTGATTCGCCGGATCGAGCGCGAGAAAATAATAACCGCTGCTCAAGGTCGGCGTCGTCTGCGCGTCGTTGAAAAACTGCACGCCGATGGTGCTATTATCAATCAGGCCGTGCAAATCACTCGCGTAAAGTTGCTGGCCATCGGTCAGCGTCGTCCCGCGAATGATTTCTGCTGCCGAAGCCGACAGCGCGCAAACCGCACAGAGAATGAGGGTGAATAGAGTTTTCATTTTACTTTCCAGACTTCTTTCAGTTTGTTGACGGAAAACCCGCTTTGCCGGGCAATTTCACTGGCGGGTAACGTGGCTTCCATTTGTTTCAACGCGCGCGGGATGGCCGCGTCGGCGCTTTTGGGGTCGAGGAAATCACCCGCCTTGTTCATGCGCGGGCGTCCCGTGCGCGACATCACCCGCCGCAGATTCGGCGGGCAATCATCCCGCCGCGTCACCGGCCGCAGCATTTCCTGCACGCGTCCGGTGCTCACGTCCTCATATTCGTAAATTGGCATATTACGCTCCTACCAAAAGAATGAAGGCCAATTCGTTGCCCTTGATCGTTTCCAAGGTCGGCGTCCATTTATCGCCGTGCGTGTCCGTCCAGACTTCCACTTCAAACGGCACGCCGTCCGCCGTCCAGGTGGAGTCCGATTGCTTGGTGTAAGTGCCATTGACGAGCTTCACCGTGGCACCAACTTTGAAAGCGGTGTTCATTACGGGGCGGCAGGTTTTGGCGTGGTGTCAGGGATGTTAAACGTCGAATACGGCTTCACGCCGGCAAACAACGCTTCAATGTCGGCCACGGTCGGATTGGGTGCTTGAAACGCGGCGATGACCTGTTTGACGAAAGCCGGACCATATTGAAGGGCTTCGGTGATGGCAAAGGCAGCAATGGGACTCATATTATTTGACGTATTGGTTGAGGATGGCGAGCAACGCTGCTTCCGCGTCGGTCACGGCCTGATTAGCCGTGGTCACGTCCGCAGCGTTCGGGGTGTTGTTGAGGATGGCTTTCTCGATGGCGGCTTTCGCTACCGTCTGCGCGGTGTAGTAGGCGTCATAAGCCTTGTGAACCGTGTCGATCTGTGACTGCGTGGCCTTGCCCGCAACCACCAAGTCATGCCAGACAAACAAGCCGGTGTTGACGCTGGTGATGACGACCGCCTCACTGATGGCGGCTGAATGCGTTTGATTGGTCGAGCAACCCGCGCTGAACGTCAGCGCCAGCGCACCGATCAGCGCCAAAGCCGGCAGCTTGGCCGGCGGCGTGGCTGAACTGGCGTGTTGGAAATGGCTCCAAATGACGCCGACGAGCATCAGCACCAGGCCGATGACATCTTCGCTGTTGACGAGTCCGGCGGCTTGTTGCGCGCCGTGCGTGGCCAGAATGGTGCCGATAATTTTGAGCGCCGTTCGCACGGCTGAGGTGAGTTGGTCTTGATTCATAGTTTGTTTTTGTTTGTTGGTTTACCGAAATTTTAGTGCGTCTTGTTCTCTTTGATCTGCTCACCGAGCACGGCAATGCTGGTTTTGATGTCGCTCACGGCTGCGGCTACGGCCGTCACCGCCGCTTGATTTTGTGAGTTGGCGGATCGGAGCGTGGCGTCCTCGGCGCTGAACCATGTCTTGCTGACAAATTTCACGTCATCATCCGCCGCCGCTTGAAGCAACGCCTTATCTTGCTTTAGCTCGATGGTGTCGAGCTGTTGCCGGTTGCCCCAAGACATCGCGGCCAAAACAATGCCCACCACGAAAACCACCAGGTTGTCCGTCAGCCAGCCGTGGATTTTTCCTTTTGTTTCGTCGCTCATAGTCATTGGTTCGTCACAATGTTGCTGATGTTTTTGGATTCGTTTCCGTGTGCGTCCAGGCCAACCGCCCAGCACGTCATAAAGTTTGTCGGCACTTTCCAAAGCGGGGCCGGATTGTCGAGATGATGCACCCCAGACGGGTCGAGCCAGTAAAGCCGGTAGCTGACCGCGTTGCTCGGCGTGGCCTGAGCCGTCCAGTTCGTCACCGCAGGCGTAACGGCAGCGACAGGCGGCGTGGATGAACAGCCGATGCCAAACAGGATGACGATTAAGATGCCGCCGATAATTCTCACCAGTCACCTCCGATTTTACCAAGATGGATTGCGCTGCACCCGGCAAAGAAAAGTGTCATTGCCACCGCAACGAGTATGTAAGCAATAATTCTCACGGTGCAAACTCCTTGGTGTAAGTGGTCGTTCCGTTTGTGCTTCCAGTGACAAATAAAAAGCCGTTGCTGCACCACATGCGCGCCCCCTTTTGACTTCCGATGTCGGCAAACGATGGCGTGTTGGTCTGCACCCAAAGGCTGAAAGCGTTGCCAATGGTCAACGGTGCGTAAAGGTTGGCCGTTGGCGTTGCGGCTGTGCGTGGCCAAAAGAACATTTCCGGTTGCGCGGGGTAAATCGGAATCGTGAAAGTGACCACGCCGGCATTGGTGGAAGCCGTGTAATTCGTGTAGGTCGTCCAGCCGTTCAACAACGAAAGGTTCGTGCTGGATGAAATGACAAACGCCGATGGCAAATTCGTCTGCGGGATGGCCAAAAGTAAATTCGTCCCGGTGCCGTCAATGCTCAACGAGTTGTAGAGCGTCACCGTCGGAAACCCGATGTCGAAAGCAGTCCCGCCGAAGTGGCTGACGATCTGGTGAAAATAACCGTTCGTGTCGGTGGTATTTTGCCACTGCCCGGCGACCATGTTCTGCTCGGTCAAATCCACATAGTTCTTTGTCGCGGCGTCTTGCGGCTCCAGCGGGTCGCTGAACTGCGTGAACTGGCCGTAAAATCCGTTCGTGCGGCCAATATTTTCAGGATGGTCAATCGTTTGAATCACGATCGAGCCAAGCCCACCGCCCGCGCCGACGACCGCCAGAGAATAAGTGTTGGTGACATTGTTAAAATTTGTCAGCACAAACCATCCAGAGGTGCCATTTGTCGAAGCCCAAATCTGCTCAAAAACATTCGTGGGAAAAGACAACCCGCCGCCGCCGGCTTGACCACCGTTGAAGCTGATCGAGGTCCAACCGTTCGTAAATCGGCCGACATAATTGGAGCTGGCAAAAGTCCAATAATTTGACGCGAAAATTGTGAATTGCTGACTCGACAAAACGCTGTTGCTGAATACCTGCACGAAGTTCGTGCCCGGTGCGCCTGGTGCGCCATTGCCGCCTTGCAGTCCCGTCGGCAAACCAAGTTGAAAAACATTCGGCGTGGATCCGTAGTTGACGCAGTAAGCCGATGCACCCGGTGCGAGCGTCACCGTATTGGTAAAGGTGATGGCGGCACCGCTGCCACCGCCCCCGCTCAGATTCGTCCCGCCCATCACAATCGAATCGACGTAGAGCGATTTGAACGGCACGTCCGAGCGCCCAAGGTCCGTCCAATGCGGCGCGACACTGCGCCAGACTGGATTGCGTTCAATGGATTCTGCCGCTGACGCCGTGAATATCCACGATGCCAGCAGCAGAAATGCCAATGTAAACCTTGAAAACATTTATCGCGTCGGTTTGATGATCGCAACAATGGATGAGTTTGTGGCCGTGGATGTCAGCGTGTTGGGCGTCGAACTGACCACGACCGTGCAGGCGTCAAAATCGCATCCCTGCGCGCCAAAGGTCAGGAAGTAATTTGCACCCGCAGCGGCGGCGATACTGAACATGGGCGATGATCCGTTGGCCGGAACGGCGTTCGTATTGAACACCTGAATGTAAACCGGCGTGATATTGGTGTTGAATCCGGCAATGTCATACACCTTGCATGAAGTGGTTGAGACGATGTTGGACAGCACCGGGGCACCCGTGCCGACAGGAATTGCCACCGAAGATTGAGCGTTGGCCGAACCCGTCAACACCGTTGCGAGTAGAATCAAAATCAGTTTCTTCATAATTAAAATAAAATTTGTGGCGCGGTGGAAACCATGACGAAACCACCGCGCCAGTTTTCAGCTTATCCCGATGCCGCTTTGCGTCATCTGGTCCGCTTCATCTTTCAAGCCCTGCATGCCAGTATCCTGAGCGTCGGACTGGCTGTCATTGTCGCCGTCCACGTCCTGCCCGTTCACCGCCGTTTTTTGCACGGTGACCACGTTGCCCTGAATGCTCACCACTTTGCCGGTAACTTGGTAATTCACTTCATCGCCCACGGCCGGCGGCTGCATCTGCTCTTGGTCGTCCGGCATGGACAACGCATCGAGCGAAACGGTGTCCGTCGGGCTGGCCATCGCGCCGGCGGCTGCGTCCGGTTCCTTGCCTTCGGGCAGCGCAGACCCTTCGCTAAAGGTTTCGTCAGTGGGTGATTTTGGGTTCATTGGTAGGTGGCCGTTATGGCATTAAGGTTGCAAGAACTTGTTCCACTGATTTCGCAATACAAGGGATAGCCTTTTTGTCCGGCATACACACCTGAGCCAACCACTGAAACTGTGGCTGCGCCTACGGGTATAGTTCCAGCCGGAGTCAATGCGTAAATGCGATCACCGGCCGCAGCCGCCACCGTTGATGTCCAAGCGCCAAGTAGTTGGTTAGTTTGTGTCACAGAACTTACTTGCAGTTTCTCATAGGTATCTGTGGCAAAATGCCGCAGCAACACAATCTGCCCAGCCACGCCAAAGTTGTTCGTGGACGTAACGTAATTTGTGTTTCCAAAGCTAGCCGCAGTAATGTCAGCCACGTTCGTTACCGAATAGAACGTGATTGAGCTGCTCGCAAGATCAGATGTAGCGTTGATGTAAGTGACCAAAGGCGTTCCATTATTGGATGACAACACGGAAACGCAGGCGTAACAATTCGTTGCCCCCATTTTTGTGCCACCCCCGCCAAAGACAGTTTGCCCGAATGAACTTGCGACGGAACCCAACAGTAAAAAAGTCAGAATTATATTTTTCAGAATTTTCATAGTCGTGATTAAATTTGTGTTTTTGGAATTTGTTTAATTAAGCAGCGCGGCGGCTGTTACACCGCCGCGCTGTTGTTTACTCAATAGAACTTGGTCTTGCTGCGGAGTTGCACGACGTGCGGCACGTCGCTGGCTTCCGAGGTCCACAACAACGCGGCGGCATAGAACGCTTTCCAGCCGAGATAAATCCACTGGCCCAGCGGATTCGCATTGTCGGGTTTGTTGATGAGGATGAGCGAGGGGCTGGCCGGGTCGCTGCCCGCAATCCCCGTCATCTTCGGAGTGCCGAACGCATCCGCGCCGAGATACAGCGTGGAATAGATCGCGCCCGTCGTGGCCGTGCTGGCGATGGCCGCTGCCGCCGGAGCGTGGACGCCGTAACCGGTGCCGGACGCGACCGCCGCGTTTTCGATGAACAGGTTGGCCGGCTGCATCGCTTCGATGAACACGCCGCCATCCAATTCAAACTGCGCCCAGGGGAACAACAGCTTGTCGGGATTGTATTGCGCGGTGTTGCTCCAAGTGGTGTCTTGGCGCATGTCAGACAAGACCGGGCTGGGAATCAGCACGGGGTATTGTCCATTGATCGGCGGCACGCCCTGATTTTTGAGCTGCGTCATGCAACCCACATGCGCGGCGCGGGTGATGACCGCATTCGCCACCGTGGTGGCGCGGAACGTGTCATAATCCGTGGTGGAAACGCCCGTGTTCGCCGTGCCCGCAAACCGCTCAAACTGCGTGTTTGAACCGTTCATGGTCTTCTGGCCGCTCGGAATCGGGTTGGCCGTGGCGTCCGCGTCGGCGGTGCCCGCCTTGGAACAGATCGCGTGCCAGCAAACGGATTCCAAGTCCAAAGCCGCGTCGGCTTTGACCCGTTCGGAATACACGTCCACGGTGTTAATCAAGTCCGTCGCCGAGACGACATCCGAGATTTTCACCAACTGACCGCGCTGGGCCAGCTTCACGTCGATGTAACCCATCGCCACTTCCGTGAGGGTTGCCGGGATGGACGCTTCCGTCAGCGCACCCACGCCAACGCGATTCGCCTTGCGCGGGCGAAAGAAGCGAATGCCATTGTAACCGCTGTTTTTGGGAACGACCTGTTGCCGGGCGTATTTCGCCAGGCGCATGTTCAGTTCGATTGGTTTGAGCAGTGTCTTGTTATACTGCGACAAAACTCTGTTGACGAAATCCGCCGGGTTAGCGGAACCGGAACCACCGGCAGTTGAACCCGCTTGAATTAAAGCCATATTGTTTTATGGCGCGAAGTTTTACCGGATGGAACCGATGGCCTCTGCCTCTTGGCGCAACGTGTCGAGGCTGTCGCCGGCATCATTGCCGAGACGAGCCGCGCTGCCTGCGCCGGCGGGAGTGGTCAACGCTTCCAATTCCTTAATCTTCGCGCGTAACTCCTCCGCTTCCTTCACCAATACCGGCACACGAGCGGCGTCAGCCTGTAACGACTGCGCCTTTGCTTCCGCCGCCGTCAAACGGGCGACGTGATAAATCACTGAGGGATTGGCCAACAACTGCGGGTCGGACTTTGCCAGCGCGTTCAAATGACCGGCAACGGTCTTCTGAAACGAACTGCCTTCCTGCACCAGTTCAGGGAACGCCTTGGCGGCTTCCACGGTCCACGCCTGTTTCGCCTGCTGATACTGCTGCTCCTTTTGGGCGAAACCAGCCGGCGGATTCTTCTTCAAGGTTTCCGCGTGCTCGGTCAGGTCTTCGCTCAACGCATCGTTTTTGGCGGCGAGTTTCACCAGCTTTTCAGCTTCGGCAAACTGTCCGGCTTCTTCGAGGCGACGGGCTTGGGCGCGCTGATGATCTGCCAACTGCCGCTTTTGCTGCGCGGCCGTCTGGTAATCTTCGGGCTTGAACTGTGGTTGCGCCGCCGATTGCTGGATGGCTTGAAACTCGGCCTGCTTGCGGGCGAACTCCGCGCGCTCGGTTTCGAGCTTCGCTTTGTCGGCGGCAATCGCAGCCTTGTCGGCATTGACTGTTTCCCACGTCTTTGTCAACCGCTCTTGCGATTTGGCGTAACGGGATTTTTCAGCCTCGGCCTTGGTTTCAACCTTCGGTGCTTCCGGCGGTTTGGCTTCCGTCTGTGATTTATTCTGCTCGGGGGCGACGGTCTTTGCTTCTGTCGTCGCTCGTGTGTCGGCGGCTTTGGAATCGAAGTTTTGAGCTTCGGTCTTTACAGGCTCGGTCGCGCGTGGGGCCGGCTCTGCGTCGCGCTGCTCCGGTGCGGTCGGAGCGTTGACCTCGGCTGGCGCGCTGGATTTCTCCATCGCTTCCAACTGGCTCAACGCTTCTTCCATCCCGGGATACTCTGCAATTTCTTGGCTCATGATTTACTGTGTTTAGGGCGACAACCGTTCAAGCAACGACGCCTCGTCCTGTGGCGCTTGCTCGGCATTTGGGTTTGTGTCCTGGACGCCGGACACCCGCGAAAGTGAATGCAGATACCGCACCGCCTCGTCCCAGCCGGCGGATACTCCGGCGGCGTGAACGGTGTTGGCGCGGTCGCGTGCGCCATTGACGGCGATGCTCGCCGCGATGAAGCGCAAACGCTCGGAAAGAACTTTGCCCGTATCCGTCGCCAGAAACTTTTCAAGGTCGGTGGCTTGACCGGGTTTCCAGTCTGGGGCCGCAACGGGGATTTCGACGGAGTAAGGATTTTTCAGAAACAAGTCACTGGCGGCAATGAAATCAACTGCGCTTGTTTCAAGGTGTGATTCATTGGCCAACCGCTCGATGGTATTTCGGCCAAGGCAATAAACCGGCTTGCCAACCAGATACCGTAAGAGTTTTGCGAGCGCGCGTTTCACTGGCCTTGTTTTCGCACAGCACGCGCCTTGGACGCAACGTCCTCGGTTTGCACTTTTTTGAACCCCGTTTTCGCCGTGATGTGCGTCGGCATCGCCGCAAGGCCGCGCAACGCCTCCGGTGTGACCTCGATGGGCACCGTAAAAGGCGTCGTCCAGTCTTCGGATTCCCAATCAACCACAAGGCTTTTCTTGTCTTCGCCCAGCCGGACGGACTGGACGGATGAAGCTGGTGGCAACGCGGCGCGGATGGCCTCAACGTCAACTGGTATACGGGTGCTGAATTTGCTCATGGTGTGGATTGCATTTGCGGTTGCGGCATCATCGGCGCTGGTCCCGCCGGTTGCTGCATGGATTGTTGGATTTTCTGCGCCAGTTGTTTCGCCGCCTGTGGGTCGGTCTTCTGCAAATACTGCCAGTGGACAGCCATGTGCTCTTGCACGCGCTGCCGGGCCGTGGGATCCACCGGAACATTGTTCAAGCCCTGTTTAGCCAGCCAACCGAGGTCCACCAGAATGCGGGTGGCATGGTCTTCACCCGGCATTACCGCCGCCGGATAGCCTTCGGCCAAAACCAGAATTTCCATGGCTTCGTCTTCGGCTTCGCTGTTCGCCTTCTGGTTGGTCGGGATGAACGCCTTGAGCGCCAAGCGCGGATCGTCCGCGTTCAATGCTTCCTTGGTCAATTCCTCCATGCTCACATTCTGGTTGCCCTGGTAAGCCTGCATCCGCGCAATCGCCATCGCCATTTTCTTTTGGCGGTTCCAGCCGTCGGGCGAGCCATCAGGAAAAATCAAATAGGAATCATGCAACGCCGATTCTGGCAGCGTGCCGATGCTGCCGGCCACGTAGTAGCTGAAATCGTTTCCCTTGAACATTACCAGCAAGCCCCAAATATGCCGGTAACACTTCGTCAGGCTGTCGCGGAACATCATGGCGTTGTCATTCATGCCGGCGGATTGCAACGCGCTGATGCGCTCATTCTCCGTGGCGCTGCGCGGCTTGCCTTGGCTCTGGCCGGGATCCGTGATGCCAAAGTCCGGCGTCATCGCCTGCGTCTCGCCAATGCCGCGGGCAAAGTTTAATTCCGCATCGTAGGAATACGGCGGCGGGTTCATCTGCACCCCGCGCAGATTCATGGGGATGACTTCGCCCGGTTGCCATCGGATGTTGGCGATGTTCGGAATCTCGCCGTCTGCAGTCAGCACCGGACGATTGCTGAACGTCATGGCATCGGCCTTTTCGTTCCAGAGCTTTGTCAAATACGCCTCGACCGGCGCGAGCAGTTCCGCCAAACCACGCGGCGAATACCAGCCTTCGTCTTTGACCTCGGCGGCAAAAGAAAAAAACGGCACGGAAATCTTGCCGTTGAATTTGTAGGCGCAGCCGTAAGGCTTGCGGATTTCCAAATCTGGTTTCTGTGGCGAGTAAGTGTAAACCGTGTAACCGTTCGGCGTCCGCACCCAATGCTCCCACAAAATAATTTTGTTCTGGTCGCTCGTGAAGTTCAGTCCTTCGCGCAAACCCTTTTCCCGAATGTATTGGGATAGGCTTTCCGTCGAGGCAACGCCGCAAATGCTTTTCAGCGTTTCCGGCGATTGGTCGAATCGCCGGTTAGCTTCATACTTCGGCACCGTCCATTGTTGCACATGCACAAACTCGTCCGCGTCGTCAATGTCCGTCGCGTTTTCAGGCACCAGCAAAAACATCGGATCAATCGCCTCAAAAACCAACGCATGATTTTGAAACGGGTCGGTAGTGATTTTCAACACGCCGCGCCCGCGCAACAGCATCGTATCCACCACCACGCGGATTTTTTGCAGAAATGTCGAGAGCTGAAAAACCTTGTAGTTGAACCAATCGGCTGCGGCTTCGGCTAGCGCGTCGGGCTGGTTCTTGGTCGAGACAAACGACGCGAGCCGGTTTCCCGCCATCACCTGACCGAGCCAGAACGGTTTCTGTTTCCGAATGCTCATGTCGATTTCGGGAAAATGCAAATCCGCTGCGGTCGGAAACGGTTTGTTACGGCGGCGCAAACCTTCGTGGCGCATGGTGGAAAACAGGCGTTGCTTCTGTTCCCACGGCAGGCGCTCGGTCATCATCCGTTGCGCGGTGTTAAATCGTTGTTGGCTCATGTGCAGTAGGCTCCTGGTATCTGGTCGTTGTTTTCATTCTCGTTCATCTCACGGTATTGCTCGGCAAAACTCCCGCGCTCGCCGCGCTGCCCTAAGGAAATGGAATCCAGCCGGCGCAACGGTGTCATGCAGCCAAACACCGCATCAGCTCGGTCGGGACTGGTCACGCCGCGCGCTTTCATATCGCGCTTGGATTCGATGGCCAGCTTGCCCTTGGCATGGTCCACGCCCTTGCGGTCGAGCATCTGCGCGCGGAGATCGTCGTCCTCGGGCAAAACGATTTCGCGCCGGACAATTTGCATCGCCCCGGTAAACCACATTTCAGCGGCGACGTTGGCGTAATGGTCGGAATCGCGGGCCGCAGCCTGATTGTTCACGCGGCCAACCCGCCAGCCCATCGCGTCGAGCTGCTTGCAAATCAAACCGCCCGCACCGCCTTCGTCGGCCTCGATATTCTCTGGCCGCAATCCCAACCGAATAAATGCCGAGACAAACCGGCCGCAAATGGCATGGATGGAATCCGCGCGAAACGCTTCCTCAATCGTCACCACGTTCCCGTCGCGAAAAGCCAGAATGTTTTCATCTCCATCACCGGACCATGCAAAATCGCAGAACGCTTTTTTCTCGCCGCGCTTTTCCGTCGGCGGCATCGCCATCAAATCTTCCAGCGACTTCAAGTCCACCACCGCGCCCGCGACCGATTCCATGAAATCGGCTTCCACCATGGATTTGAACAGCGGATGATCTTTGCCCCATTTCTCGCGCAGCTTGGCGATGTCCTCGGCTTTCCAATGCGGGCAATCCGTCGCCCGCTGCACAAACGTCGAATAGAACTTGGCCTTGGTCGTGTGGCTGCGGTAAAACTCGCCCTCGGCATAGCCCGGCGAACTGGCGATAAGCAGCCGTGTCGGCTTGCACCGTTCGATGGCTTGAAAGATGTCGTCTTTGACCGTCTTTGCCTCGTCCACGATGATGAGCAGCGGAGCGTCCGTGTCGGCGTGATGGCCTTCAAACTTGCCGGCGTCGTTGGTCGAAAAGCCCTCCCAAAAACAGTTGATGGATTCCGTTTCCACGCGCGGCGTGTGCAGGAACGACCACGCCGGGAAGCGCGGCGCGTGTGCGTGCAGGCTCGGCAAAAGCTGGTCCTTGATCTGGCGATAACTGCCGCTGGTGCTGATGACCTGGCCTTTGGGGAATGCCGCCAGATGCCAAAGAATCGCCGCGCAAATCACGCGCTTGGTCTTGCCGCCCTCGTTGCAACTGCGGAAGGAAACCGCCGAACCCTTCGGAGCCAATGCCCGCAAAACGTCGCGTTGCTTCGGGTAAAGCTGCATCGAAAGCACGGCCTCGGCAAAGGCGTCGGGCATGGCGCGGTTAGAGCTTGGCGGCATCGTCACGGAAAATTTTGAGGTAATCGTCTGGCAATCCGACAATGGTTTGATGCACGTCGAGCTTTTCAGGCGGCTTGGCGAAATCAACAGCATGACGACGCTCAAGAAAAGTGACGCGCGCCCGCCAATCCTCATGCCGGGCAAGAAACCGGAATGATTCTCCGAGAAATTCAGCCTTCGCCGCCTTGAATACCCTGACAAATTCAGGATTTCGAGCCAGCGCGTGGCGCCAAGAATCCTCGTTGATGCGCTCGTTTTTTTCCAAGCACAAAGCCATTTCCAAAGGCAGGCCCAGCCCAAAGCGTTCGCTGACGCGCTTGACCACTTCGAGGGTGATGTGAGCCTTACGGCCGAGTTTTTTCTTTTGTGCCACACTGCCGCCACTCTGCCATCGTTGTGCGTTCCGGCTCAATCTTGTGGATTTGCACTTTTTTGAACCCGCCCGATACCCCGCACCATGCGAAAATCGCTGGCCTCGATCCAAGCGACCGCCTCTTTAAGTGTTGCCGCCTGATGGATTCCGTGCATGGGAAAGCCGCAGCGGCGCATCTCGTAAACGTAGCGCGTGGACACGCCCAGGCTAAACGCGATGCCTTTGACGCAGAGTTTTTCCGCCTCGTTATTCACAGCAAATCATTTGGCTGCGCCTTGTCGACGTGCGTGATGGTTCTAGCCTTGCGCGCGTCGTGCTGGCGTATCTTTTCGGCGCGGGCCTGCCTGATTTTGTCGAACTGCGCCTTGATGTCGGCGTCAATCTTCTGCGCGGCGAATTGGTATTCGGATTCGGTCATAGGATAGCCCTCCGTTGTTCTGCCACCTGCGCGGCCATGGCCTTTAACTTTTCGTCGCTGGCCGGCTGCATGGGTGGCTTGGTTGGCGTTGGCCTTGGCGTAACAGGCGGCTTGCCTGCGTTGGCCCTGCGCTTCAACTCAGCGTTGATGGCCAAGCGTTCCGCCGGGTCGGTGGTTTCCCGCAGGTCTTTTCTAAGCTGCCACCCCTTCAAGTTTTCAAAGGGGGGCCGGTCTGGTGATGGCGTTTTTTGAGGCGTTGGAACGTCCCGCATCTGCCTTTCCCCCTCTGGTTCTGGTTCTGGTTCTGGCTTATGCGGCGTTACCAAACCGTTACAAGCAACGTTACTGCGATGCCGTTGCACGCGAATAGCCCCGTTTTTACGGGCTAAATACTCGCGTTTCATTCGGCGGTTTGTCACCGTTACAACGTCGTTGCGAAACGTTACATCGGCTGCTTGAGTGGTGTTCAGGTCTTGCAACGCGGCATCTACTTGAACGATAGTGCAACGACCGAGTCGGGCGAGAATGTCGCGCTTGCCGGTGATTGAACCACTACGATCCAAGAGTTGCATATTGCAAATCCAGTCCATCAAAATTCCACGGGTGGCCGGCTCGCAGATGGAAACCTGTGGGTCAGTCAGCCAGTCCGAAACAAACCATTGCATCCACGGAAACTTCATATCATCAACTCGCGCATAATGGGTTGGACGCTGCCGTCGGGGTTCACGTTGTCGAAGATGTCCGACGCCATAGGTTCGGTGCCGTCCCAGCCACGCGGCCAAGTCTGCGCCTCGATCAACTCCAAGATGCGCGCTTCTTCGTCGGCGTTAATCAGGTCAACACCAGCGCGGGCCTGAATGTCTTTGATGCGAGCAAGACCGATGCCCGTGCTAGTGCCCCCGGCCCCGCAAAACAGGTCTGCTATTTGGAGGTTCACAACACCCCTCCAAACTCTGCGGCATCGCGCAATGTTATGTGACATCCAGCGGGATAATCGGCGGTGTAGTTTTTCGACACCTTGAGAATCACCACTTGATCGTCGTCGTCCCAAACGCCGAGCGTGGACATGCGGTCCATCACGCACTTGGCAAGGTTGTCGGCGTCTGGCTTCTTTTCATACCAACTCGGCGCGGTAGCCTTCAAATCCCCCTTGGAATTGAAATGGGACTTGGGGCGCGGCATGTGAAAGCAAAGCGTCAGGCAAACCGGCACGCTGATCTTGGGCATGGCTGGCGCTTCGGCTTTCCACGCTTCGGCGATGGCTTGTCCCCAGACCTCGGCGGGGTGCGTGTGATACTTGCCCGTCGTGGCGTTCTTCACCTTCTTGGGGGTGTAGATGGTCACGAACTTGCCACGAGATGCCGCCTTGATGCGCGGCTGTCCAGTAGGCAGGCCGGGGACGAAGATGGTAAAGGTGGGGAACATGGTTCAGGTGGTTGCCACGACGCGGGCCATGTTGATTCTGTCGAGCGCAATGCCGCACAGTTTGGCCGAGCATCCATCAAAGCTCGATGGACTCCATGTGTCGCCAAGCTTCATTGCGTTATGCACCGAATCCCAAAAGTCGTCTTCAAATTTTCTTGGGCACTCAATACGGATCATCTGTCCGTTATCCAAAATGAAATCAGTGAATATCATGGTTTTAATTCAGCGCGTTTTTTAATGTAAGCCGCGCCCCTTACTCTTGCGTTTTGTTGTTCTGCGTGAGCCGCCAATGCGGTGTTAAATTCAGAGCTTCAAGCCGTCCGCCGTCGGTTCAATCTTGGTGTTTGACGGGTCTTTGCTGTTGGGATACGGATTTGGCGTGTCGAGCCGCTTCAAATCCATGCCGAGCCACATCACCGCTTCTTGCAATTTGGTAATGGTGATACTGCGCTCCCGACTTGGCGGGAGTGATTTCACTTTCTGAATTTGCGCGTCAATGTCCCGGCGTAATTCCTTGTTGGCGATGATTTCGCCATCGCGGCTTGGGCATGTAACATTTCCTTCGTTCATTTTGGTTTTTTGGTTGTGCCTCGGCGTTGTGCTTTGGCGTGATTATTTTTGGGCAAGAAATTCAGGCCAATAATACTGGCCGCAATCGTGCATCATCTCTGCAGCTTGCTGCCGTTCCTGGCTAAACATTCCATGCCGCGCAGCGATGGCTTTGAACCACCCAAATTCGTGGTCGTGTTTCCGCATTTGAATAACCGGGCGCTGCAAATCGTCACGAACAACACCGCGTTTATCAATTTTGATGGCGATGTGGTGCATCTCGTGATCGAGCAGAGCACGCTTTTCGTTCTCATTCGCTTCGTTCCACCAATCGCCATCCAGTGAAATTTCAGTATCAGCGCGGCCCATTGCACGGTCTTTCAATGGAATCACGCGACAAATACCAAGCGCCTTGCAACCGTTCTTTGAAAGGGCGTTGCCGGTTTTTTTGCCCGAGTCGTCTTCATCGGCGAAGGCAAAGACAAAATCAATCGAGACTTTGGCGTCGAGCAATGGCTGATGGGTTTCAAACTCGCAAAGAATTTCGTTCGCTAAATCGCGGACTCTTTGCGGACATTTTTGGAATGTTGACATATTTTTGTGTGTTGATGGTTTCGGAGATTATTTGGAAATAGTCGCAAGAACCTTGGAAACTGTTTCATGCCGCTGGCCTTGGTCGCATTGAATTATCACGGCAACTTCTTGCACGGTCTGGTTGCGAAACTCATTGAGCATCCCGGTCAAGAGCGTTTCATTGTTCACGGCTGAATCCTGCGCCATCGCCGGGACGAGGCGCGCGATTTCGGCGGCGAGTAGGGTGGTTGCGCCACCATGATGTCCCAGCCTTGGCCGAGCATGTCGCGCACGTCGCCTTGGTAGTGGTTGCCGGGCTTCTCGCTCGGCAGGAGGTCACACGACCACGCATCCCATCCTAGAGCGGCGAAGGCATCACGGACAGTTCCGCTATATTCGCAAGCAACTAAAACGCGCCCTAACCACGCGCCGGAGCCAATGCCGGTTACGGCATTCAGTTCCGCTGTCGCGGTTGATGGTTGTTTGTCCGGCATGGCTCAGCTTGAAATGTTCGGCGCATACTTTTTTCGGATGGCCTGTTCGCGCTCGAATTGTTTTTCCATTACCTCGACGTGTTGCGCATATGTGCCTTCACAGACCGCCACGTTTAGGTCAGCAGCGAGACCACCGATCTCGTTCCATGCCAACTCTGCGAGCATCGCCATGCGCCGAACCAGCCCGATGGAGCGCAACACGGTTACGGGTTTCTCGTTGGCGTTTGGAACGTTCATGGCGTCTTGGTTGAGGTCATACCTTTGTCAGAATCGGGCTGCTGGTTTTGGTTTCCGTCGCACCGGCAAGCAGTTCGTCCATCTTCGCGTCCAGCGCCTTGCCCTTCGCGCCCGTCGCCGTCTTGAGCGCGGTCTTGAGCGCGGTCTTTCCAACCGTGATGCACTCGGCCACAAAAGCGCCTTGGGTGATGCCAGCGGCCAAAGCGCGATTGAACACGGTTTGCGCGTTGGTGATCTTCTCAGTCTCTCTGCCGGGCTTGATCGTCCAACCGTCAACAGACTCGCCCGCGTCCAGCCGGCGGCGAACTTCTTCGGTCGCGGTTTCCTCGGCCATCCGGACCAGCGCGAGGAATTTGCCGAGGCGTTCACTGGTCAACGCACGGACTCCGGCGGAAACATTGTCCGGCTCGCTCGGTGGTATGGTCGGAAGTGAAGCGGCGAGAAACTCCGCACACGTCGCCTTCGCGCGGCAGTATTGGCATTGAACATTACCAGGCGTCCGCTTCGCAAACTTGTCATTCGACAACACCACGCGGTCAGCCATCGAATCTTGTGCCGTAATCAGGTCGTCAACTTCATAAGTGCAGACTTCGGGATTCATCGTCGCCCACGGCTGGATGATGGCGACGTGAACCGTTCTGAAGCCAAAGTTTGATGCCACCAAAACCGCCAAGTCGCGCAACTGCAAATTGCGGGCAGATTCCGTCGCTTCGTTGCGGCCGGTTTTGTAATCCAGCACCAGCGCCACAGATCCCGCCGTATAAATCACGTCAGCCTTGCCGCTGTGCCGATACTTGCCGGTTCCAACCGTCGCCCAAAGCCGCTGCTCGCGGATGACATTGGGTTTGACGACGCCGAAAATACTATCTTCCAAGGTCGCCTCGATGATCTGGCATTTTTCCGCCGTCTCGATTTCATCAACCTCAAGGCTGCTGACAGGGATTGAGCCTTCCAGCGCGGCGTGAATCCGCGTGCCGGTCGTGGCGTCTGCCGACTTCACCCCTTCGGGAATGCCGCGCTGTGCCAGATGCCGCCCCGCGCAAAGACTATCCGCCTCGGCGCTGCTGGCGCTGGTGCATCCTTCCCGTTCGTCGGTGGTAATCACTTGGCCGCTCCTTTCGCCTTGTCGAAACGGGTCAAGACGTTCTGCCAATCGTCGTAAGCGACGGCGAGCTTGGCCGGTGCCACGGTGGCCACTTCTTCCAGCGACGACAGCGAATCATCCCAGCCGAGCGACGCGCGGGCGAAATCCAGAAATTCGCCTTCCTCGATCTGTCCGAGCTTCATCAATCCGCGAATGCCTTTCAGGTAGTTCGTGGAAGCGGGCTTGTCGGCCAACGGCGTCGGGCCGGTCATTGGCACATCATCCGCGTGCGGCGGCGACAACTGCGGGACTTCTTCGGACTCCATTTCCAGCGGTGCAACTGCGTTAAAAATTGGCCGGTTCACCACTTGCGGCGGCGTCACTTCATCCACCAAAGCAGCTTCGGCAATCTCGGCGTCGAGCGGCCATTTCTTCGATGACCGGCGCACAACCGTCTTTTTCGCCATCTCGTTGTAATCCGTCACCCACGGACCAGAGCCGGACGCCTTGCTACGCTTGCGGATGCCGTCAATCTCGTCCTTGGTCATCACTTCGCCGTCAAACTGTTCGCCGTCCTTCCAGATGCAGAACGCCGCGAACATCGCGCCCCTGGGCTGGCGATAGTTGATGACGTGCTTGAACTTCAAACCGTCGCCGTCACGGAAAAATTCAAACGTGTCGTTTTCGCAGACCACATCGGCGGCGATGTTCTGCACGCCGTTACGGCGAGCCAAAGCCACCAGCCCCTTCCAATCAAAGATGACTTGGACAATATCGCCGTAGGGAATCAGATGCGCGTTGCGGCCATCCGGCTCCAGCCCGGCCTGCGAGCAAAGCATGAGTGCTTGGAGCAAGCTTTCCGTCCGGCATTGCGCGAGCTTCGGCGTTTTCAGAATCGCCGTGCAAGCAACGCGGGCCATGCGATCGGCGGTCAGATGCTTCGGCAGCACCATCGCCATTTGCGCTTTGACGGAATCAGATTGAATCAGGGAACGGATGTCGCGCTTGGCGTCGTTCGGTTTTTGAATTGCGGTAGTCATGGTTTTGTTTTGTTGTTGGTTAATTTTTTTTGAAATTCTTGCGCCAGACGGACGGGAAATCGCTTTTGGTTTTACGCAGCCGCTTCAAATCCGCTGCCACGCCCTTGAAACAGTCCGGCGAACTGCCCGCTCCACCGGCTTGATGCCCGCCGCGCGTCATCTTGATGTTGTTCGTGTTGGTCGCCATATCAGAAAAGCCTCGCCTGTGGATCAATCGTCCAGACCGTCGCGTAAAGCCCGCTGGAATTTTTCCGGCGCGTGCCGCTCTTGAAAATCCAGCCGCGTTTTTGCATCTCAGTGAAGCGCGGGCGAATCGCCAGCACGCTACGACCCAGCCGCGTCGCGCATTCATCCGCCGTCATGTCGCCATGCAGCTTTATCGCCTCGATGCAATCACCGCGCAGCGATGCCGCGTCCTGATTCGTTGGGTAGGTGGTTTCCATATCACCAGCGCCCTTTCGGAAATTTGTTATGTTCCGCAGCCGTGGTCGGCGCGTGCGTCGGGACAATCAAATTTCCAAACCCCGCCTCGGCATTTAGCTCGGCACGGTCGCGGTTCATTGACGACGGATGGCCAGCCGAATCAGAGCTTTTCTTTTGTGAAGCGACGGAGAAGGCCGCTTCGCGGGGGTTGGAAATTGAGTTAATCACAGCGCGCCCTCCAGAATCAAAAACAGAACGCCACCCGCCAGCGTCAAGGATGACATCCAGATGACAAAGCAACCGTTGTGGTAAGTCGCGGCCCGCGTCGGCAAAAACACTTCGCCGCCTTCGGTGTTTAGGTTCGGTCGGCGCAAATCTTCGACGATGGCGCGGAGAATGAATGTCATGGATTTCATTTTGTTCCCTTGGATTTTTCTCCATCAATGATAGCGCCTGACAACACGCTCTGGACGGTGCCGCCTGACAACACGCTCTGGACGGTGCCGCCTGACTC